GTAAGTGATCATATCGCGATTCGATCTCCTCAGCGGTCGGCACTTGATCGCGCTCGGTGAACTTCGCAGTGATCATGCCCGGGCCGACCGAGACCAGCTGAACATCGACGGTATCGTACCCGTACAGGCGCTCGGATCGGTCGTGAATCGCATCCATCAGCGAGGTCGTCTTTGGCAGGGAAATCTTGATGCCACGCGCCGAGGCCTGCCCGAGCCAGAACTCGACGCAGGCGCGTCCCTTCTCGGCCTTGTGCGAGTTCGGATATGTAAAGTCGACCCCAAACAGCAGGATCTTTTTGACTCCGATATACACCGCATACGCAACCGCATACGCTGCTGTCGAGTTGAAATAGTCGTGCTGAAAATGGTTCAGAACGTCCTCGAGCGGGAACGCGACCATGCCGGGATACGAGGGATGCGGCCTGCTGGTGTAGATCGGCCCGGGATGCTCCTTGATCCACTCGACCATCGCGGCGATATTGCTGCCCGGGTCGGCCTTGGCGCGTGCCTCCTGAATGCGAATATCGTCCATGTGAAAAATGCGGTCGCATTTCAGGACACCGCCGAGCGCATTGATCGCCCAGACCTCGTCGCACAACCGTTTCGTGCTGCCGAGCCGCTTGCTGAAATCGAGAAACTCCGCGACCGATGGGCCGAGTCCGAGGATCGCAACCGCATCTGGCACCTTGGCCGGCAGCGCCGCCGCCTTGAACTCGGCGGTAACGTCCTTCGGTTCGCCTTTCGGTTGCTCTCGGGTTATTTCCTCGACCGGTGCCGGGACCGCGACCGCGATGATCGTGCGACCCATCCGGCCTTTTTCGACCTCCGACTCCGGTCCTGCCTGACCGTACCAGGCGTTCACCATCCACCCGCACTCCTTGAGCAGTGCGGCGAACTCGCCCGGTGTGTAGTGGCGAAAATGGAATTTCACGCGGCCTTGATGCGGAAATACCTCCTCGTTCGGGACGCTCGCGAGCAGCACCTTGACCCGACCGCGCAGCCATTTCAACAGCGGTCGCGGATCCTCGATGTGTTCGACCGTCTCGAATACCGTCGCCGCGTGCCACCGCTGCGTCGAAATCCGGTTATCGGATTCAAGTCCACCCTCCGGATTGCTGGCATCGCCCTGCAGGAACGTGATGCGGTCGTGCGCGTAATGCTTGCGCCCGTACTCGAGCGCCTCGGCATCGATATCGATCGCCGTCACATTGAACCGCGACCGGGCCAGCACGTTTGATCCATAGCCGATCCCGCAGGCAATGTCGATTACCTTCCGGCCATCGTGTACCAGTTTGTCGATCACCTTTGCGGCCCATTCGTACCGCGCAACATGATCTCGCCGGATGCCACTCACAACCGGTGCAACTTGTCTCTCGCCGTCTTGCATTTTGGATCTCCTCGTCCTAGATCATTGAAGGGGTGCCGGTTACGGATCCGGCGACACACTGGGACGAGCAGCGTGCCCGATTTTCCTTCACCCTTACGGGTTCGCGACGGGCGCGATCTGCGGATCGTGCATGACCGCAGCAATCGACACGATGGTCGCTGCCGTGACGGTCGTCGAGGCGATGCCGCAGGAAACGTACCGCTTGGTGCCCTTGTAGCCGACTCGCGTGCTGACGAACTTGCCGGTGCCCGAGGTACGAGCGGTCGCCTGCGCCGGCAACGCGGCCAGAGCCTCGGTGCCGATCAGGTCACCGTCCGCGACGCTGGTCATGGAACCCGTCGCATCGCCTTCCTTGACCACCGGGGTGATGGTGGCGTTCGTCGCGGTGACGGCACCGTAGGACAGGATAAACTCGACAGCGCCGAACCCCTGACGGTCGAGAACCTTGCCTGCGAGTCCGGCAACGGTCGTCAAGGCCACCGGGCCGAGCGCACGCTGCGCGTCGCAGTTGTTGTGCAGATCATTCATGGTCGAACCTCCTTCAATATTTCAGTTGAAACCATCCCGCCATCGCTGACGGGATGATCGTCAAAGTCAGCGACTTACGAGGTCGCGAACTTCATCAGCTTGATCGCCTCGAAGTTGTAGATCCCGCCACCGAACCGGCGACGGAAATTAAACTTCGTTTTTCCCTTGGCCGTGTACGGATCGCGGATCACCGTGGTGCCGGCACGATTCACGACCGCATAACCACGCTGGAAATTGCCGTAGGCGATGCTGTACGAGTTGGCCGCGATAGTCGGCATATTGTCGTCGACCTCGACGGGCGAACCGAGCAGGCGACCACCGAAGCCGGCAGCGGCATCCGGGTTCCAGAGGTAGTAGGCGTTGCTGGCATCCTTGATCTGGCGAACCAGGGCGAGCGTCGCATCGCTCATTACGAACACCGCGCCCGGGCGATACTGCTGCTTGAGCGCGTGCTGCAGATTCACGATGGCATCGGCAGGGGCGACGGAGGCGAATGCCGCCGATTTGCCCGAGGCGATGTATCCGACGTTGCCCCACGAATACGAGGCGTTCGCGACGTTGTTGTAAGCCGTGATGCCGCGTGCCTTGTTCACGCCGTTTCCGGTGCAGTACTCCGACCCGGCACCCTCGGCGAAGGCGATACCGGCCTCCATCGCGAGATCGGCCTCGAGGTCCACGAACGAATCCTCGAGCGTCTCGTTATACACCCACGGTTCGACCTCGGCGGTGTAGGCCTCGATCTCGATGCGAGCATAGGTCGGTTCGGTCGTTTCGCCAGCAGTGCCGCCGATGCCGACACGGGTCATCGCCATGCCGGTTTTCTTGACGACCTTCTGCCATTTCTGCGTGCCGATGGTGACCTGACGCGAGATCCGATAGAGCGCCGAGATCGTCGGCACCACGCGATCAATCGCCATGTCCATTTCGGGCAGGATCAGGTACCCGCCCTGCGGGTCGGTACCGGAGTTCATGGCCTTGCGCTGAATCTCCGCGAGGCCTCCCTCGTCACCCTTCCGCAGCCAGCGACCGAACGCCTGCTTGTGTTCCTGCTGGTCGGCGGTCATGGCGACCCCCGCGCCGGCAGGACGATTGGCCTTGGTCTGCACCTCGTCGATCTTGCGACCGATTGCCGACAGTTCGTCGTTCAGTTTCGCGACCTTCTCGGTCAGATCGGCAGGGGCATACCCCTTGCTTTCCAGCGCGGCCAGCCGCTCGTCGTTCGTCTTGCGGAACTCGGCAAGGGCGCGACCCTGCTCCTCGAGCAGTTTCTTGAGTTCTTCCATCGTTACACTCCTCTCGCGATTGCGATGTTTTGGTTGATCAACCCGATCAGATCAGCCTTCGATGCCTCGTCACGGGGCACGCCGAGCGATTTGATCCGGGCAATGAGCGCCTTTGCCTCTCGGTTTGAGAACCCGCCAACATCACGCAGGAGATCCTCGATTTCGGAAAGGCGCGACAGATCCTCGATGCCCTTCACGCTGGCGACCCGGGCGAGCCGGTTCGCGGGAAACGTGACGGGCGAAATTTCAACCAGGTCGATCCGCTTCAAACGGCGACGCGGATCCTCTGGCTTGCTGCGGGGTTCCCACTCCTTCGCGATGTAACCAATCGACAGGCCATCGATCGCAGGACGCGGGTCCATCTTCATCAGCCGGTACAGTTCGGTGCCTCGCGGGGTGTCGGCCAGCTTGCCGCTCACCTTGAGTCCGGTGCCGTCCTCGGCCAGATCAATCCAGATGCCGACCGGGGTCATATCATCCGCATTCATGCCCCACCCGCCATGCTGCGACAGCATCGCCGGCCATTGCTGTTTTCCGGATTTCACATCGGACAGGTACGCGGCGAACGCGCCGGCCTCGATCACATCACCATACGCATCGACGTTGCCGAATACGGCACCGTAACCGGCGAACGTCATGCCGTCGCCGTCGGGTTCGAGTTTAAGTTCCCGCAGACTTACCAGAGCGTGCTGTTGGTGCATTCGAGTCGCCTCCTGAATCAACCGATGCGCCAGTTGGCGCTGACTGCATCGGTCTCGGTAGACGACTCGCCTCGCCACCGAACGGGTTAAGTTCTTCTAATTCTCTCACTTCATCCTGCGTCATCCAAGGGGGCGACCCGCCAGACCCGAGCGCCGCCTTGAAATAGTTAGCGCGATCCGCGTGCGCCCCGCGCAACAGCGCCGAAACATTGAACTTTAGGTACAGCCCTCCGTCTCGGTCCTTCTCGGTGAGCAGATTGCGCTCGCCTGATTGCTCGATTCGAGAATACCACGGTCCCATCGTATGCACTACATGGGACAAAAACATCTGCTCGGCGCTCGCATAGGTCGCGGTCTTGTCCGAGTACCCGACCATGATCGGCATCACCCGGTATGCGCGGCAGATTTCCTCGACCTGAAATTTACGCAACTCGAGCATCTGCGCCTGATCGTTCGGCATCGCCATCGCCTTAAAATCCAGACCGCCCCATAGGATCGCAGTCCTGTAGGCATTCGCAGACCCGCCCTGCATCTGCTCCCACGACTCGCGCAACTCATTGACCTGATCTTTTTTCAGTATGCCGGCAGTCGTGAGGATCCCGCCAGGCCGCGCACCGTTGGCGAACATACGCGAACCATGCTCCTCGACCGACATTGCCAGACCAATCGCCTCGCGTGCCATCTGCACGAAGTCGAGGCCGACCACGCCGCCAATCGTCGCGCCCCGAACGTGCCACATTTGCGATGCCGGTATGTCCTGTTGCTCGCCACTTGGCATCCTGACCTTGTAGAGAATGTTCCACCCGTCGCGCTTGACCGTGACCGCACCCGGCTCGAACGGCAACAACTCGGTGATCCGTCCATCGGGCGAATTGATGAATGCGTAGAAGTTTCCGCATAGCGCCAGATGGATCCCCATCATTTCGCGGAACTCGTATGCCGTCTGCCACTCGTTCGGTCGACGCGCCAGTACACGGTAAACCGGATGGTCTGGCATCGGTTCGCGACCGCCGCCCGGTCGTTCGCGGTACAGTTTGAGCGGGATCTGCGCGATGCCTTCCGCAATCACCCGGGCGCAGGCGAGTACGGTCGTGACCTTGATCGCGCTTTCGAGCGTGACCGATGCGCCGCTTTTTGACTGAAACTCGATCCCGAGTGTTTTGAGGATCTGCGTGATGTTCTGTTTCTTTTGCCAAGGCCAGCGAAACGCCACGGTGCCTCCTATCAGAGAACAGCCATGCCGACCGACGCTGCGGTGGACTCACGCGCAGCGGATCGGGCAACGGCCATGACTGAGGCGACCAGCCCGTCGATGCGACCGGTCGCCTTGCTCTTGTCTAGTTTTCTATTCCCCGACGGATCGCGCATCGTCACCGCATTCGCCACGCACCAATTCAGGACCGGGTTATTGCCATGCCGCAGCCGATGATTCAGCAGCGCGGCCTCGAACGCATCGACAGCGGGTGCCATATCCTTGAACCCCTGACCAAAGTCTACCAGAGGCAAGTCCGTTGCGCCCATCCGTTCGGCCTCGTACTTCAACTGATCAATTCGCCATCGATCATACGCAATCTCGGACTCCGGTGCATCTGCCATCACCTCGAGCAGTCGCTGCAGAACAAAATCATACGTGACCGACGCGCCCGGGGTGAGCGTAATGAACCCCTGCTCGGCCCATAAATCATACGGTGCCCGGTCGCGCAATGCACGCTCATGCACTCCCTGTTCGGGCGCGAAAAAGTCCACTTTCAGATTCAGCACGCCATCCTCGGACTCCGCGACATAGGCAAGTGCCGTCAGGTCGTTTCGCGCCGACAGGTCGAGTCCGAACACGACGAACGAGGACAGAAATGCCGATTCATCGATCGCCCCGGCGCAGGCCTCCCAGATCGACCGGGCAATGAACGGCGAGTGCGAGGTCACGCGCTGATTCAGCACCAGGTTCCGATACGAGTTTTCCCGGCTCGGCATCCGTCGCGCTGCCTCGGCCATTTCTTTGACTTCCCGCTCGTTCAGGAAATCCCCGAGCGCCGGGTTCGCCTGCTGCTGCGCCTTCTTGCTGAACGGGTCGAGGTCCGGGTCAGCGGTCCAGAGAAACAGCTTCGTGCGCGGGTCGATGCTCTGCTTTGCGTCGTCGATCAGCACCGACAGCAGATCCGCGTCGTTCGGTGCCTGTGTCGATATCACAATCGACAGCGGATTTTCATGCGCCCCCGATGCGGTTTCGAGCGCCTCGTACAGTTCCGACCTCGGGCCGCGCACTTGACCGAGCTCGTCGTGAATGACGAACACTGGCGACAGGCCGAAGTTCGTCGATACGTCAGCAGACAACGCCCGGTACAGGGTGCCGAGTTCAGGGCAGAATAATTGCTTGGCGGTGTCGCGGATCACGACAACCGAGTTTAGATCCGGAGACAACCGGACGATCTTCGCGGCAAGCGCGAACAACACTGCCGCCTGATCTCGGGACTGTGCCGCGCTCACCAGCTGCGAGTTCGGCTGCGCCATCGGCCCGACCAGGTGAACCAGACAGAGCATCGCCGCGAATGCCGTCTTGCCGTTCTTCCGGCCAAACGAAATGAGCGCCCGACGGGTCGGGTCGTCATAAATCTTGCGGATCATTCTCCGCTGCCACCGACGGAGTTTGATCGGTTGCCCGACGAGTTTGCCCTCGGGCACCCGGCAGAGCGTCTCGATCCAGTTGATCACCCGCTGGCCGGGTGAAATCGTCTTTTTCCGGGTGGTCGGTTTCCGCTTTGGGGTAGGTTTTCTCCCCTTTACATTTCCCACGGTTTCGCCTTCGGTGCATTACGCGCTGCAGTACTCGCCGCCTGCGGGGTATACCGCGACTGGTTTGTCAGTCGCAGTTTCGTCGCGCAGGACAGAGATGCCCGGACCTCGATCTCGCGCATTTTGATCAGCAAGTGATAACGCTTCGATCCGTCGCTGTTTTTCAACCATTCGGGTTTGAACTCGTTAATGACACTAGAAATCCCCTCGGCTGCTTCGGTGTGCCGGCAGTAGTTCGCGAGCAGCGACCGCAGCGCCGCAGTCGAGAAAAAATCCGATGCCTCGCTCGCGACAGTCTCGCGCCATATTTCCTGCTGCCGAGGATTCAGTTCGTCAGGCGGGTCGGGGCGCTTCCCGAATGACCCGACGATAACATTGCCGGCCTCGAGGTCGGCCTTCGACTTAGGTCCGCGCTTCGCCATTCCGCTCCTGCTTTTCGTCCTCGAACGATCTACCAGATGCCTCGAGGATTGCCGGTTTGCCGGTGAACGCCTGCCAGCGTTCGACTGCAACGTCGACATATGCCGGATTCAATTCGATCGCATAAACGTGTCGCCCGGTCATTTCGCCAGCGATGATCGTCGTACCGGAACCCGAAAACGGTTCGTACACTGCCTGCCCGGGACTGCTGTTGTTTTCCATTGGTCGCTTCATGCATTCAACCGGTTTCTGTGTGCCGTGACCGGTGTCGGATTTCAGATGCTCGATAAACCAAACGGTCGACTGCTTGCGACCACCATGCCAGGATGCAGTCGCTCCGTCTTTCACCGAATAGGACGCAACTTCGTGCTCTGGAACGAATCGCCACTGATCATCCTCGCCGTCTCGAACACCGTATAGCACCGGTTCATGCTGCCAATGGTAGTGACCACGCGACAGTGCCGGTCGCGTTTTGACCCAGACAATCTGCGCCCGAATCTTAAACTTGCACGCCATCAGACTATCCGCCACGACCCCTGCGTGCAGACCGCCATGCCATACATACGCGACCGATCCCGGGAACAGTGCCCACGCCTCGCGCCAGTCGGCCCGGTCGTCGTTCAGCACGACTCCGGTCGCCGCACCAGCAGACCCAACGCCGGCACGCTGCCTCCATGCAGGATCGTACTCGACCCCATACGGAGGGTCGGTCACCATGAGGTGCGGTCGAACCGTCCCGAGCAGGCGCTCGACGACGTCGGCCCGGGTCGAGTCCCCGCAGGCGATACGATGATTCCCGAGGATCCAGATATCACCATCGCGAGATACCGGTTCGACCGGTGCTAGCGGTGCATCGTCCGGGTCGGTCAGTCCATGCGTCCGCTCGGCCATCAGCGCACCGAGATCCCCGAACCCGATCAGGTTCAGATCGAAATCCCACTCCTGCAACTGTTTTAGTTCGAGCCGCAGAAGTTCGTCGTTCCACCCGGCGTTCAGTGCCAGCTGATTGTCGGCCAGCATATACGCACGTTTCTGCGCTTCGGTCCATCCGGCA